CTTTTTCTGTTGGTGAAGTTGTACAAGGTACTGCTACAGATACAGATGACTTGTTTATTAAATCAACTATAACAGGTATACCTGGAACATTTACAATTACAAATGATGGTGCATTGTATCAGAATAACGATAATATTAAATTAATTGGTGGTGGCGGAGGTTCTATTTGTCAGGTTGAAAATATAGGTCAAGGTTCAATTAGTGAATTTTATATAAACGCTGCTGGTAACAATTATCAAATAGGTGACAAACTTGTTTTTGATAATCAAAATACAGATGGCGCTGGTGCAATAGCAGAAGTTGCTGTTGTTAATGGTGCAATTGCAGGAGAAACAGGAAGTGGTTATGACCATATTGTTTACGAAACTGCAACAAGTAAAAATGATATTAACCCAGGCGATAAAATAGTTTTAGAAGAAGGTATTGGAGATATTACTGATATAAGATTAATTAATGGTGGTTCTGGTTATAGTACAACACCTACGGTAACGGTTACAAGTTCAACTGGTGTAAACGCTGAAATATTTGCTTATGGAAATGAAATAGGAAATTTATTAGGTATTAAAGTTATTGAAGCAGGTTCTGGACACGAACAAAGTCCTTCACCACCTACCGTTGCAATTCCTCAATCAATTATAGTTTTACAAGCAACTGGTAATTATGCGACAGACGAAACGGTTACTGGTGGTACTTCTAATAATACAGGTGTTGTTGTAAGTTGGGATAGTAATAGAGGTATATTAAGATTAAAAGATGTAAGTGGTCCATTTACAGGACACGAAGTTTTAACTGGTGCATTATCAGGTACAACTGGTTTAATGGCAAAAACAGATTTAGCAACTTCAACGGTTGATGTTGTTGCCGTTTCTGCGTCTGAAGGTAAATATGTATCAGAAGACGGACACTTATCAGAAACAACAATGAAGATACAAGATAGTTTATACTATCAGGACTTTTCTTATGTTATTAAAGTAGGTCGTACTATTGATGAATGGAGAGACGCATTTAAAAAGACAATGCACCCTGCTGGTTTTTATTTTACAGGACAAGTTAATATTGAAAGTAGATTAAATGTTAAAAATCGTATGCCTGTTATTGGTAGAGTTTCAGGTATATCTGCAAGTCCATTTATCGCTATCTTAAACACATTATTTGCTACGGTGTTTGGTAGAAGATTAGGAACAGAAGACGATGGTACTACATTGAGAGCAAATGCACAATTAGGTGTTGCTGATGGTTCACAAGCAGGTGTAGGTGGTTCGCCTTTTGCTAGTAATACTAGAGACTTGACTTTAAAAAGAACAAACATAGCATTTAGTTTTCAGTTTAAACCATTTTACAACTTTAGAACATTTAATACAAACTTTGGTTCTGTATATGCAGGACCTAGATTAAGAAGTTTTGACAAGTACTTTCAAAGGTCAATGTCTGCTTCAAGTATGGTATGGGGTAGAGTAGCAGAATTGAGAGCGATAGGTACGAACACTAACGCTGATGGTTCATTATTACAATATGGCGATTTATCAACAATTGCGAAGACATTTATTACATATCCTGCTGAGGTATTAGTGCCTCAAGGTAGATTTAGTAATACGCAAAAGAAATTTAGTAGTGGTACAGCAACTTTTGATAGTACCGTTTAAAATCGGTTATAAATATTAGGACAGGAAGAAAAATATGGCAAAACAAAGTATAGGATTAGGAAGTTCTCCCAATGACGGAACAGGTGATAACCTGCGTGTCGGCGGTGATAAAGTCAATGACAACTTCAACGAAATTTACACAGCACTAGGAAACGGTACTGATTTACAGATAACAACTTCTGGTGCTTCATCAAACCAAGTATTACAATGGAACACTTCTAATAATAGATTTGAACCAACTGCTTCTGCAGCTGCAGGAGATATATCAGTAGATACAACTCCACAACTTGGTGGTGATTTAGATGTTAACGGAAATAAAATAGTATCCGTAGCAAACGGCAATATTGAAATTCTTCCTAATGGTTCTGGTAAAGTAAAACTAGACCAATTATTCTTTCCTGATACGGTAGGTACTTCAACTTATGTACTTGCAACTGATGGCGCAAGTCAGATGTATTGGAAACAAGTGGGAAGTACAATTACTCTTTCTGCTGATAGTGGAACACCTGATACATATACCGTAGGAAATACTTTATTGTTTTCTGGAACAGGTGGAATAACTTCAACGGTTTTAGATGATACTATTAGATATACTATTGATAATACGGTTGTTGCTACTCTTTCAGATAATCAAACTTTTAATAATAAAACTTATAACGACCCAATCATTACAGGTAATGGTACAGGTGCTGGTAATTTAAAACTTACAGGTAATAGTTATATAAGACAAGGTGGTGGCGCATTATCAGGTTTCTCTAGTGCTACACAATTTGATGGTGCCTTTGCTGTTGATACAAACGCATACAAAGCTTATTATGCTGCCAATGGACAATGGAATGAAATGCTATCAGGTACTTCATCTATTGACGCATTATCAGATGTAGATACTACAACTCAAGCACCTTCAAGTGGTCAAGCACTTGTATGGAATGCTGGTGCTTCTGCATTTAGACCAACAACAATTTTAAACAATGTATCAGATGATACTTCACCTACTTTAGGTGGTAACCTAGCAACTGGTTCTAATAATATAACAGGTTCAGGTAATATAGATTTACAAGGTGGTGGTAGTAAACTTAAATTTAATTTTGCAAACTCATCATCATTTCCTAATTCAACAACTTATTCAGGTGCTATTGCAATGGCAGAAAACACTAACAATTTGTTTTTTGCAACTGCTTCAGGTTGGATTACTTTATTAACAGAAAACGATAGTATCAATGTTTTATCAGATGTTGATACAACAACTAGTGCTCCGTCTTATGGACAAGTATTAGTTTATGAAAATGTAGGAGGTACTGGTCGTTGGAGACCTAATGATTATACTCCTGCTGATAGAATATCGGCTCAATTTACCATAACGGCAAATGGGTCAACTGATTATGTATTTAATGGTGACGGATTTATAGGTAATGGTGGAGTTGCAAATCCACAAAACGATCCAGTTCTTTATTTAAAGAAAGGTCACACTTACAAGTTCGTTATGAACCAAGGTAGTTCTCACCCATTCCATATTAGAGTTTCTAGTGGTGGTTCAGACTATAACTTTGGGGTTACTAATAACGGTGCTAGTTCAGGCAACTTAATTTTTAATGTTCCTATGAACGCACCATCAACATTATATTACCAATGCTTCAATCATAGCGGTATGGGTAATGTTATAAATATAAGTTAAAGATAGAGGAAAACAATGCCAGCAATAATAACAAGTAAATTCAGAAGGAACAATGCACAAGCATTTGAAACTTCTTTTGGTTCTTCAGGTAATAAGTATTACCTAGGAATTGGAAAGCCTTCTGCGTTTGGTACTAAAACAAGACCAGACGGAAGAACAGAAAATTTAGGTACTGATAGTACCCCGATTACACCTGCCGATAGTGTACAACAAGAGTATGATACTTTTGATGATTTATTGGCTGTAAAAAGAATAACAAGCTCAGATGTAAGTTTCGCAGCTCCTAGAATTAACTGGACTAGTGGAACGGTCTATGATTATTATAGACACGATTACGGCAACAGAATTACAGGTGGTACCTCTATCCAATCTGCAAACTCTGGCGCTACTAATCTATATGACGCAAACTTCTATGTAATGAACAGCAACTTTCAAGTGTACAAATGTTTAGACAACAATAACAATGGTCAATCAACAATTGAACCAACTGGCGAAAATACACTTATTTTAGAAACTTCTGACAATTACAAATGGAAGTATATGTACACTTTATCTGCTTCTGCACAAGCAAACTTTTTATCAACAGACTTTATGGGAGTTTCTTCAAACTCAACGGTAACAAATGCTGCTGTTGATGGTGCTGTAAACATAGTAAAAATTAAAACTTCTGGTACAGGTGGTACTAATGGAACATACACAAACATTCCTATGAGAGGTGATGGTTCTAATGGTCAAGTATCAATTACAATTGCAAGTGGTTCGGTAACTGCTGTGTCGGTAACGGCTGCAGGAACAGGATATTCATATGCAAATATTAGAGTAGCAGATATAAATGTTGCTGGTGGTGGTTCGTTATCTGGTGCTGAATTAGATTGTATAATTGAACCAAAAGGTGGTCACGGTTTTGATCCTTTTGAAGAATTAGGTGCTTTCTTTGTAATACTTAATACTTCTTTTGAAGGTGCTGAAACTGCAAACTCTGGTGACTTTACAACAACAAACGATTTTAGAAGAGTTGCATTAATTAGAGATCCTAAGTCTGCTGGTTCAGCTGCTACGGTTACAACATTAAGAGCAACAAGAGCAGTTAGATTTTCAGGAACACCTGGTACATTCCAAGTAGACGAAAAGATTACACAAACAAATACAGGTGCTGTAGGTAAAGTAGTACAATTTGATAGTGCTAATAAAATTTTATTCTACACACAAACAAGATATAGTGATGAAGGTGTTGACGCAAATGGAAATAAAATATTGTTTAGTGGTACAGATACAATTAATGGTGCTACTTCTTCTGCAACAGGAATTCCTACAGGAGTAACCGAAACGGTCAATAATGTTTCTTTAGTTAGTGGTCACTCATTACCAGAGATAGATGAAGATAGTGGAGATGTAATGTACATTGAAAACAGAGCACCTGTCGCTAGAAGTGTAGACCAAACTGAAAATGTTAAATTGATTATTGAATTTTAAGAGGAAAATAAATGCCAGCAAAAACTGACTTTAACCTCTCTCCTTACTATGATGACTTTAACGAAAGTAAGAAGTTTCATAGAATACTTTTTAGACCAGCGTTTGCTGTTCAAGCGAGAGAGTTAACACAATCACAATCTATTCTACAAAACCAAGTAGAAAAAATGGGTAACCATATATTTGAAGATGGTGCTCAAATGATACCTGGTGAGGTAACTTATGATTTACAATACTATTCAGTTAAGTTAACTTCTTTCTCTGGCACAACTAATTTATCAGATTTTATAGGTTTAGAATTAGAAGGACAAACTTCACTTGTTAAAGCAAAAGTTATCGCTGTTGATGTTGCAACTTCAACTGACCCAAATACTTTATATGTTAAGTATACAAAAACTGGTGTAGGTAACGCAACAACTGACTATGTTGCTGCTGAAACTTTATTAGCAGTACACCCAACATTAGGAAATATAACTGGTGTTTGTGATGGTTCACAAATTGGTTCAGCTGCAAACATTGCTTCAGGTACTTATTACATAAATGGTTTTGCTGTTAATGTTGCACAACAAACAATAGTATTAGACAAATATACAAACACACCATCTTATAG